TACTATCTAATCCGCCGCCTTGGTCGAAATACGCATTAAGTGCCATGTAATCATCCTACCATCATGTCAACTGGTAATTCATATCTGAGTGACATTTCTTCTTCGATTTTTGAAATCTCTTCCATTGCTTCTTGCATAATACGAACACCATCAAGTGTTACACCACCTGGCATTTGTACTCCAGCAAATTTACTTAGATTGTTACCCCATTGCAATTTGATTAGTGCAGTAAGATATTTCTTTAAGAACATATCGTTATACACATCAGCATAAGTTGCAGGGTCTAAAATTCTATATGCTTCAAATACAAGATACTCATCTGCTTTAATATCATTGTTCCAGTCCATGTCTACAAAAATTCTATCAGAATGACGATTAAATCTAATTGGTTTTTCACCAACTAAAAGTTCATCAATTAACGATAGATGTTGCTGTATCATATTATAGTATAGCACAGATGTACTTGCTAAGTCAAATAATTCATTTAATCTTAGTTGATAGCGAACATCAAACATATCTATCTGTGTGTTATTTGTGAAAGGAAATACTCGTTCTACTCCTGTAATAGCATCAGTTACAGGAACATAACCGTTCTTAATATCACCTACTGTGATTGCTGTGATTGTATCTGTCGCTGATGATGATGCACCTGTAATTGCTTCAGTAGTCAAATCACCAACTTCTTTATAAAGTCTTAGTGTAGTTGATGTTGGAGCATCATATATGTAAGCGACTGCACTAGATGTGCCTCCAGTAATTTTCTCGCCAATAGTAAATTGCGAGGAATCTGAAACTGTTATTGTTGTTGCTGTTACTTTGTGCTTGAGATATGTTTTCTCTACACCGTCAAAGTGATATTCTTGAAAGAACTGAATTGCTTCATCTGTTCTATCATCTATCTGGTCAGTTGACACGTTAATATCAATGACGCCTTTACCTAGACGGCGCAAGCAATATTCTTGTAACTCGCTTCTGCTTGTTGGGTTCGCCATAAAAAATCTCCAAGGTATGTTCTTATTAGTATTTATACCTTGGAGAAAATAGAGTTTAAAATTTTGACGTTTTTTATTGTTATGCTAGAACTGCTTCAACTTCTCCATGTTGTTTTGAGTTTGTTGTAATAGCAAGTGCTTTCACATTTTCAAACGAGGCGGCGTTATCTGTTGTCAACATTCCTTTATAATCAGATAATACTAGAGTATCACCCTTTGCTACAACACCACGAACTTTGACAATACAACGACCAGACATTGCTACATATGGATTATTAGTTCTATCTAGTGAATAGACAACACCAAATGCCTTGTTGTCGGATGCACCTGTTGTAACTGCAATTTCATAATCTCCTGAAGTTGCAAGTCTCACAAAGGTTCCTACTGACAATAAGTTGGCAGGATCAACAGTAAATCTTTCTGCAAAGTCTGATACTTCTCTTTGTAGGATTAATCTTCCGTTTTTAATTGGCATATCTTATCTCCCTACTCTTCTGATGCATCAGTAGCATTTACGTCAATGCCTGCCGCTTCTAATTGTGCCGCTTTAGCATCAACATCAGCGAGAGTGACAGTTGTATTTACGCTCTCTTCATTCGCCATACCTCTTACAGCAATAACTTTTTCAATTCTTTCTTCAAGTGAAAGTTTTGTTGATAGAGGTAATGCATCTGCCGCTTCTAGATGAGGATTAAATGCAATCTTCTTTGCAGTTTCTTCATCAATGTCTCTAAGAATATCTTCTGGAGAATTAGGCATAATTCTCATATACTCTTCTGACTGAACCATCCAGTGCTTGTTTTCTGGTTTAGGAAAACGCTTCTTAACAGCAAGTCTTCTTGCTTGTAGTGCGTTCACGCCTTCATCATTACCTTCCATGATGTATTCCCACAATGCTCTAATCATCGCATCTTCTCTTGGATAGTTTGATGCTCTCAAATCAATGTATGCTTGCTGGTCAAGAATATCTTGAACATAAGGACGCATCTTTGTCAATTCTGCAAATGTTGGTTTAGGTAGTGGATTATCTTCATCCCATTCTAGTGCTTCAACCGCACCAGGATGTAATCCGCTGTCTGCTACATTCCAATCTGCTCCTGGCACTGTATTAAGTGACCATTCACATGTTGGATATAGAATATTTAATATAACTGAGAGATTATCTGCTCTGCGAATTCTAGAATGATATTCTGTTAAGATTGCTTGCTCTTCATCAGTAGCAACCAAACCCATAGCACCTTTTTCCATAATTGCTTCGATTTCATCTCTAGTAGGAGGACCTTTTCTAATCAGTTCATCTACTGATTTTGGTCCTGCAGTTTTTCTCACTGCGCTTACTAAATCGTCTGCCATTTTTTTAAACTCCTGTTAAAATTTTATTAGATAACATCTATATTTATATCTATTTATAATTAAACACCATCAAAGGTTATTGAACCTGATTGCACTCCATCTTCTGATATTGCAATTTCTTTTGCAATCATAAAAAAGTCTCTTACCTCAAAATCTCTATCAGTATTATTATTCTTAACTCTCACATCAAATGTAATTTGATTTGTTGACCTAGGTATATGTGCATGATTGATTCCAACTGCACTTCTAAAGTTTCTAGAATGACCTAATCTTCTAGTTGGAGCAATTCTATCGTTTCTTCCACCACTATGTGAATATTCATTACCATAGGGTTGTAATCCATTATATCCAGATTGTTCATATTCCATTTCTCCGTTTGCAAATAATGCTGACGAATATCGGTCAGATGAGTTGTCTGCACTACTACTGTCACCTAATGTAAAAGAACAATTTATCTCCACAATACTTTCTGGATATTGTGGAGTTATAAGTAAAGTTTTATTATTAATAATAGCATATGAGTTTGAACTTGAACTATGAGTCCAAGCACCTTCATTTTCAACAAATTTAAATTGAATTAATAGAGAACCCTTAACTGCTCTTTTTGTAATTTTTTGAAGTGCCATACTATAATCCCTTGTAGATTGTATACTCTACTGGGCGCCAGATGATGCTAATCCAATAGAAATTTCCTTTGCAATAAAAAAGAAGTCACGAATACGAATACTTCTCGTTGCACTATTTTTTACGCGAATATCCATATCTAGTTCATTTGTAGTCGCAGGAGTATAAGCATGATTGATGCCCATAGCGGCAGTAAAGTTCGTTACATGACCATGTCTTCTTGTTGGTGCTGTTCTATCGTTTCTTCCACCAGTATGAGAATGGTCATTACCATAAGGGTTTACACCTCTAATTCCGGTTTCTTCATATTCATTACTTCCATTCACAAACAATGCACAAGAGAAACTGTCAGTAAGGTTCTGACCATCAGAAATATCTCTAGATGTCATGCTTGCTTGGTTCTCAATAATAGAATCCGCATATTGTGGTGTCATCAGAATATTCTTACCATTAATTTCTGTGTATGTACTTTGTGATGCTGTTAAGTCCCAATCGCCCGCGTTTTCGGTGTACTTAAACTGGACTAAGAGAGACCCATGTACGATATGTTTTGTTACTCTTGTTAATGCCATTTTTTTCCCTCTTACGTTAAGTTGTAATGCTCGCCAGCAATCTCAGAAATTGTCAGAAATCCTTCAGCAAAAGTAATTGAAGGACCATCGTTCTCAACCGCTACCATACACTGTACAGACTGTGCGTTAGTTGATCCCGGAGCATGAATGTGGTTCATGTAGATTGCTGATCCAAAACCATAGTGTCGGAAATTCTGTCTACCATTTGTTTCGCCAAACTGTTGGTTTTGATGATTATGCCCACCTGACCTGTTAGGATTGTTTCCTATAATACCTCTATAAAAATATTCATCAGAACCATTAACAGTAAACTTTGCCGCGCCAGAATGATATCCATTGGTAATTCCAGAGGCGTTTTGATATGCCGAACCAGTACATACTATTTCTAAGTGACTATCAGAGTATTGTGGCGTCACAGATGAAGCACTGCCCCAATTCTCGTATGTTGAACTGGTCTGTGTTTTATCTGATAAATCTGCTCCGTAGTGTGCTATTAGAACCGATCCATACACAATGTGTTTCGTTACTTTTGTTAATGCCATTTTTTTAACCCTTTATCTATATCTATTTATGTAAGATTATATCCTTCACTTGCAAGTTCGGTTACAGTCATAAATCCTTCAGCAAATGTTACATTTAGTGAGTTACTAGTTGCAACTTCACATTGAAAAGTTTGTTCATTGGTGGTTCCTGGTTGATGTATATGATTTACATAAATTGCAGTTCCGCTTCCATAAATTCTAAAATTCTGGCGACCATTTGCCTCACCAAACTGTTGATTGTTATGGGTATGGTTACCACTGTATTGCTGATATCCACCAATCAAATTATCTAACATATACTCTTCTTGTCCATTTATCATTATTCTAAGTCTACCATAACCAGTTCCAGACGGCATGTTTGATGCAACTCTTCCGCTACCAGTTAGAACAATTTCTAAAAAACTATCACTAAACTGTGGCGTTAAAATAACAGAATCACCCCATGACGCAAATGTTGAACTAGATGTACTTTTATCCGATAAATCTGCTCCGTAGTGCGCTACAAGAACCGATCCAAATACAACTGTTTTTTTTACTTTTCTCAGCACCATTATATTAAATCTCTCACCCTTTAGTTTACATAGTTATTAGAAGGAGTACCGATTGTGAGACCACCTGCAACTTCTTTCACCATTAAAAATCCGTGTCTACCTTCTAAGTTTCCTCCAGCATTATTGTTATCTCTCTGAACTTGTACAGTTGCAGTCTGTAGATTTGTAGTTCCAGGTAAATGTCTATGATACATATTCACTGATTTACCTTCTCTACGACCAGCGGCGCTATTATATGTCTTATCGAATACTGAAACTGAAGCGGCATCATTAATTGTATATTCTGTACTTCCATTTATTTCTAGAAATAAATGACATCTAGGACTATCGTAAGTACCATCATTCGGCGCAGAACTGTCTGATTGATTTGACATAGTTCCGCTCATACGAACTTCCAAATCGAATCGGCGTACTCAGGTGTCATTGTGATACTATCCCAGTCCACCACACTCGTGGATGATGAATCCACATTACCCATATCTTTATAACGAACTTGAACGATAGTCGCTCCATATACAATGTGTTTAGTTAATTTTGTCAGTGCCATTTTTATTACCCTTTAAATAAATCTTACAACTTCAAGTTTTGTTTCATTGACAGGTATAGTTGTCAAATATAACTTATTACCCACAATTACATATTGAGTTGGATCTTGCAATTCACCCTCTAAGAACACTAGAAGTTTTTGTTCGTTATATGTATCTTGCACAGTTCCGAATGAATGCTTCTCAAATACAAGTTCTCCCATATCAAAAATCTGCTGTGAACCATTACACTTGAATACTAGTTTCTTCGTTTCTAAGTCAGTCTCACTTGAAGTTCCTGAGTATGTTGTAATATCAAAGATACCTTGCACTTCAATAAACGCATCTTGAGCAGGTGCAGTATTAAATGTCAGTGTAGTTCCACTCAAAGCATATTCTTCATCTCTAAGTACTTTACCATTGATTACTACAAGAACACCAAAGTCGTTAGGTGTAGTTGTTGAGGTGAATGGAATTGTGAATTGCGTAGCAGAACCAGTTCCTCTTAATACTACTTTTCTTCTATTCGCTGCCGCGACTTCTGTACACTTCAATACTTTACAATCAATAACAGAACCGAATGCTGGATGTTCATCAAAGAAACATAACTTATTTTTCTCTACAAAATAGGAATCATCATTCTGATACACACCATCAATATGAACAATAACACTATCGTCAGATGATGGATGCAATTCGATAAGACCAGTTGCTTCATCTAAAAGTCTAACAAACATGTGGTCACCAGCACCAGTTCCCGCAATACCAGTCATTGTTACTGTCTTAGCGTCTTGTGTATTATGTCCGGCGGCAGGAGTAAGTGTTTCGAACATAATCAATTCGACTTTTACTGATTGGTCAGATGAACCAGGATTTCCCCCTAGTGTCAAAGTTTGACCAGATATTGACCATGTGTCTCTTGCCTGAATAATACCATCAACAATAACTAAGAACATTTCTTCATTTGCGGCATTAGCAGACTGAGTTGAGAATGTTCCATGTCTGCTTGTATAACCAGATGCGGTTGTAAATGTATTTGATGAACCGTTCGATACCCATGTTGCACGACTAATTGCTGTGTCTGCTAATAGTGAAACATCATCATTACCTATCAGACCTTGCAAATCTCTGATTTCAACTTTAGGTGCTTGGTCATCAACGCCAACTCTAGAACCAATATTTACTACTTGATTTGATGCTCCGGAACCTTCATTGAAGTCTGCGGAAACTACAGTGTACTCATCAAACGGTTGAATAATACCATCAATAGCAACAATCAAATCTGCTTCATCAGTTGATAAGTCATAAGTTGTTTCTTTTTGATATACGTTATTCGTAGTGTCCCAGTGATGATTATTTACATCAAAGTATTGCTGACCTTCATTATCTGTGATTGCAGTGATAGTCAATGTCGCATCATTAGTTGAACCAGATTGAATGATTGTCAATATTTCGTTATTTTGATAGTTGTATGCAAATTCACCATTTGCTAAGTCGGTATTGATTGTAACACCAGTTACAATACCACCAGCGGCGGTGATGTTTACTCTGAATCCTTGGCCAGAACCGCCTCTTGCTTCTAGATTGTTTGCTGATGTATATCCTGAAGTACCAGTGTTTGTTGGTCCACTAATAGTTGTTGGTTGACCATTAATGTTTTTACCCATCAGAACTCTTCGGTTAAGATTGGTATACATTGTGCTTTTAAGACCTCTAAATTCAATTGGTGTATTTTCAGTCAATACACTTTCATGAACATACTTATATTCGTTTACAAGAGCATACTCATTATGATTGGACATTACAGATGCACTTGCGCCGCCTCTAAAGACGAGAAGATTGTGTTCAGCATCAGTCTTTTGATGCATAGGAACAATATTCTGCAATCCATCGGTGATTGCTCTTGTTCTTACAATTGCTAGACTGTTTGATGCTTGCACGTTACCAGATGGATCAATAACATCATAGATACCTCTGATTTCAAGTTCAGTATTAATTGAGGGAACTTGTGTCAAAACTACTTTATTTGCAACTAGAACATAATCTTTATCTTGAAGAATATCACCATTTTTTGTAACAATAATTGAATACTCATCAGGTGGTGTAAATCCACAATCGAATATTCTTTGTGTACCATCACACAAATATGTTTTGCTTCTTACAGATTGAAACTCGGATGCTTTCAGTGCTTGAATAATTACTTCTGCGCCGCTTGCTGGTGCATCTGAAAGAAGTACTTTATTAGGATGTTTGAATACAAAATCTTGGTCGTTTAGATACACACCATCAATATACACCGACATTTGATTGTCGCTGAGTGGTATGAATTCTGTTGTAAATATCTTACGAACCCCATCGGCAATAAACCTTTGAGTTCTGATATTATTTCCTTTAGTTCTTCCGATGTAAGGCATGTGTTACTTCTCTCTCTTTACGGTGTAAATTCTAGTGCATTGACAACAACATCAAGAGAATTCGCTCTAGATGCTTTCACCTTTACAATCTCTCCATCGTTCAAGTTAATAGGTCGCTCTAATATTGCTCCTAAGTTTGCTTGAACTGGATAAAGATATGCTACATGAAACTCATTACCTGCTCCATCGTCAATAACAATATTAACGTACAAGTCTTCTAGGTTATATGTGTTTGTAATGTAGATTGAGTGAATGACCGCATACTTACCACTAGGTACCGTGTATAAAGTACTTCCTGAACCTGTGGATGATGCTCCACTCACTTTTGTATTTTTAAATATACCTGTTGCCATTTTTACTTCCTATCTATATTCATATTTATAATACTTATGACATTGCAATTGCAAAGAAACCCAAGTCTTCGCCAAGTGCAGGTGGCGCAACTAGACTTCTTGCAAGTTTCTTCAATGCAAATCCATCTGACGCATCTGCGATAATCAAGTCATCAGAATTTTGAACTGATGTTGCTCTTGGTAGACCATTTACAAGGTTAGTAACAGAACCAGTTTGGTCTAGTGAAGATGCCACTACTGAACCTGACGCGATACTTGTTGCAACTGACATTGTAGTATCTTGTAAGTCTGTCATAGTTGATGATACTGTACCAGTCACATCACCAGTCAAAGTAACTGTGAGTGATGGATCATTCAATGCAACGTCAAGGTAAAATCTGTTATTAGCATCATCATGATTTAGTGTAATGGTATTACCAGCACCCGGAAATGAACCACCTGTATTAGATGTATTTTCGAATGAACCAATGTAGTCATACAATGCTTCAACACCAGTTGCAGTAAGATTATCAAAGTCACGATTTGTCTTTGCATCAATCAGACCAGTAATTGTTGTGTAGAAGTTTGCATCATCGTTAATAGCGGCGGCAAGTTCATTCAGTGTATCAAGTGCGCCTGGTGAACTATCAATCAACTCTGAGATTGCTGTACGCACATAACGCATTGTTGCAACTCTAGAAGTGTTCTCGTTTTGTGGAAATGAAGCATATGTAAAGTTCACATATGGTGGAATATGCATACAAGGACCGCCACCTTCTGAAAGTGTGATTGACCCTCCACTTTCTGATACAAATGAAGTTCTGAATCCATGTACTGTCAATGTATCGCCACTGATTGCCATAATTCTTGTCAACTGATTATTTGCGGCATTAGTACAACCTTCAATCTTACATACATCACCAACTGAGAAACTACTCATATCACCAGAGTTTGATGATGCAATAGTACATGCAGTTTGTTCTGAGAAGTATTCTGGATTTGACAGAGGTGTAATTGTCAAGTTAGAACTATTAGATACACGAACTGCTTCAGGCAGTCTCTTGTGAGCATACATGACAGTAGACTTCAACTCACCATATGAATTATTAGTATCTGTTGCAAGAATTAACTGGTCATCAGCACCAACTACCATATCGCCATCAGTCAGTCGAATAGTACCTAGAATGTCACTATCGGAATCTGTTAAGTTCAATCTTGCATTTGCGGCATTGTCGGCATTGTTTTCATCTTGAATTGTAAATGTTGCGGCACCAGACCCTGCCGCTTGGTCAGAGAATGTAATTGTTCCATCAATCTTAACATCACCAACAACATGTAGAATTTCAGTAGGAGACGTTGTACCAATACCTACTTTTGAAGTTGCTGTGTTTACAAATAGCAGATTATCATTGGCATTACCTTTAACATGAAAATCTAGTCCTACTTGTCCATCATTGACAGTTACTTCGTCAGGAGTAAGCATCAAAACAGACGCGAGTGTTCCTCCCGACATAACATTAAAGTCAAACTCACCTTCTTCTGCACCATCAGTAGGGTCTTTAATATGACCATACATTTCTGCATAAGTTACAGTTTCATCTGCAGAGTTCTTACCTTCTAACTTGAATTTACCTAATATATCATTAACGGCAGGAGTATTACTATCTCTTGTAAGAGTTATTGTAGGACTTGCTGTTGCACCATCGTCAGTGTAAAATATATTAATTCCATCACCAACTATGTCAAGAGCAACAGTTGGAGATGCAACATTGATACCAATTCTATCGTTTGTTGTATCGATGACAAACGTATCTGTGTCAAAGTTATGACTACCAGATGTTGCACTGTTTGTGATAACACCAGTCTGTGTCTGAGTTGTATCAGTAATCGTCAGGTTAGTAGTAGTCGATGCAGTATCATCAATACCTGTCGATTGAAAAGTAGTGATTGTACCACCATCAATTCTATTACCTGATACTCTTGGTTGCGCTCCTACATACTTCGCCATGATTAGATATCCTCTAGAATACTTGCAATAGCATTCAATGATGCTGATGCACTACTTGTCACTGCTAATTTATCACTTTCATTCAGTACAATCTTTTGTCCACTAATAAATGATAGTGTTGAGTTTGCTGGAATGTTTATGTTGTTTCCTATTACTACATATGATGCCGCGGAATCATCGTATATTTCAACATCTACAGTAATAGCAGAAACAGTAACATTTGCCAGTTCTAGACCAATAATCATACTACGCTTACCTACTGCGGAAGGTGTAGTATACATATCAGTTCTAGCAGTTCCTACTCCACTAGCAATTCTATTTTCGAAATCATTTGCCATTTTTTTCCTCTATTTTCTACTATTTATTCAACAAATCCATGAGCATCTAAATCACTATCTGAACCAAATACTGCGATAGGATGCATATCGTATGCTTGTGGTTCTGCTTCTGAAATACGAAATCTACCAATTTCATTCGCTAATTCATTATGTGCTTCTACAAAACTTTCATTTGTATTTGGTCTAAGTGACGCATCAATACTTGTTATATCACCCAAATCTGCTTGTATGACATTAGCGGCATTTACTAAGTTACTACCTAAGTCTGCGTTAATTCCATCTGGATCACCAACTGCATTACCTAAAGTATTAGTATTATTAAACCATTCTTTAAAACTAATCAGTCTTGTAAAATCAATAAGTGCCATAGTTATGCAAACGCAATCAATACAGGTCTAGACAATGCATTAGCAGATGATAAGTTGTCTAAGTCTGTCTTCAACTCATTTAGTGAACCCACTAAAGATGATTTCTGAGCAGTAGTCAATGTAGTCAAATCTCCCTGTTCATTATCAAGTTCATTCACTGCGCCCACGACATCTGTAGCAGTTGTTGTCAATGATGCAGGATCACCTAAGTTAGTAGAGATAATATTAGTCTTCTGTCTCCACTGGTCTAAACTGTCCGTTGTGTTTACTACTACTACTGCCATATTACTTCTCCAATACTTGAATGAGCATACGTTTTATTTCTCGCATTTCATCTTTAAGAGTATTTATCTCATCACACATATTCTGCACTTTCATCTTTTCAGACTTTTTAGCGAGTTGAACTGTCATGTATTTCTGATATTCAACAGAATTAGTGTTAATAACACCTTTGCTATTTTTCTCTCTAACTAGGTCAGGATGACCTTCTATTTGTATAAAGTTTTTCATATTACAGTGCCAATGCTATAACTCTAAGGTTCTTAATTTTAGGTACAAACGATGTGTTTGTTGACTTCATAACAATCTTAATTGCAACAGCAGAAAACTCTGCTAATCCTTCTACTAGATGTGTTCTCTCTCGGAAAACTGTAGGATCACCATCTGCGCTATCTGATATTTCAGTATCAACTTTTGCCCAAGGAATAGTTTCAAACTTTTGTTCAGTACCATCAGTAATTCTCTTATAGTATACATCAACAGTACAAGAAGCAGGTCTATTCATTTCATACAATATCTTAATTGCTGTAGAAGGATTTTGAAGAGTAAATCTTCTAGTCACATAGTTTGCTAGATTACTTGCTCCCGCTGGAGCAATATCATGTAAATACTTTTCATGCTGTACAATAGTGACTGCATTAGATGCCGCTTCATCAGTAGCAGGTACTGGTGTTGTTGTGATAGTTGCAGTTGTACCATCATTCTTATAATTACTAATCAAGTACTTTTGATTGTTGCCAGCGTTTGCGGCACCAGATATTGTAATATACTTACCAATATCTAAAGTATCAAACAAATCTCTTGTTGCACTATTTGTCGTAGTAATATTACCATTCGTATTTGAGAATGCAACATTAGTATCTGCACTTACTGCAGTTCTATCATCATGTGTGCTTAGAGTAACATCTGTTTCAACTCTATTATCAATTCTGTTTTGAATACAGCATAGAGATATACGCTGGGAATCAATCATTGGTGATACAAAATCATTCAGTGTATTGAATGTTGCTCTAATTCTAGCAGAGTAACCAACAGTTCCACTTTCATTTTCTTTGGATTCAATAATCATAGGTTCATCATATATTTGATTTTGATTTTCTTGTACTGGTTTAAATCCAGTGAAAATGTTTCCTGCTTTTTTCTGAACATTCATATCATATGTCAAAGATGATTGTGCAAAACGAATGTTTGTCAGAGTAGGTTGAATAATATCAGCAATAAAGTTTCTAGTTGCTTGAACATTACCTCCCCCCACAGTATCACTAGATAATCCAGCAATACCATTTACAACATTTCCTGCAGTAACTTCGATAACATAAGTGTCATTTGTTACAGGTCCCACAACAGTATGTTGCTTATTAAACTCTGTATGAGGTATACCGTTTGTGGTAGAGTTTGCGCCATAAAATCCAGAAGCAACATTAGCAATTGTCACTTTATCTCCAACTGAGAGACCATGATTTCTTTGCGTTACGCGAACTTTATTAGTGTTCGGTGCTGTTTCAAATGGGTTGTTATTCAGAACAGTAAATCCATTTCTTACGTTCTTAAAGTCCATTACTGCAACACTACCCGTAAACAATGCACGATACATTGTCATTTTGATATCTCTAGTCTGATGAGGTGTCCATGTATTACCATTCTGAGACAAGAACATAGTACCAGTCAATGGGTTTCTAGAAATTGTTCTGTTGTCTCCGAGATTACTCTCGCCAATATCAGAGAAGAATACTTTACATCCAGGTTGGTCAACTTTAATCAAGATTGCATATGTTACATCGCCCGCTAAGAAGATTGGACTATCAAACACAACAGTTGTTGCAACAGTTGCATCAGTAGATACTTTCACATCTGCAACGTCAATTACTTTTTGTTGAATAATTTTTTCTGATGGGAACCCGTCTTTTGTGTTAACCATCTGAATAATGATAGGTCTTGTACCTGCTTCATTGAAATACAAGTCAACTTTAGTAATCATAACACCATCTTTTGCTTCGTTAACCACAAAAGTTTGTGCTAGTGGATCGTGCTGACCGCAACCGCCGCCTGCACCTGAACCACCGCCGTCACCGCCGTCACCACCATCTGCAGATGGAGGCGGTTGAACTCTAGAAGTTCTTTGAAAGCGAGTTGAACCAGTAATGTTTCTTGAAACTTCGCGCTCTTCTTGTAATCGGTCACGAACAAATTCTGCTTGTCTAAGAGACAAGATAGTTTCTTCTCTTGTTTCATTGATACCAGTAGCATGAAATATCTTTTCTGCTTTTGTAGTGTGAATACCAATTTCAATATTATTTGTATTATTATCAATAAATCTTAATGTTCTGTCACCAGTTCTAAATTTCACGGTATCAGTATTTGGAACTACAAATACACCAGTATAAGTACCTTCATTATCAGTGATATTATCATCACCAAACTGTTTTAAGTTTTTGTATATGTCTGTAGATGTACCATCTGATACACTATTAATTGCTGTGATTTCACACAAATTCTTTGCACCTAAAGCATTGTCGATTGTACCTGTAAGGTCATCTCCGATTGCAAAACCATTCTTGATATTTGAAACATGAAATGTATGAGGAAGTGTATCTGCTGTTTCTGTGTTTAGATGTCCAGCATAACTAACAACACCAGATGCTTGAAGTCTCGTTACAGTTCCTCCAGAAGTGTATGCAGTTACAGTGCCGATTGGTGTACCGGTTGCATCAAAATTTACAATAGTAAATGTACTTGTGCCTGTATCTACACTTTCAACTCTATATTTGCCTTCATTTAGTTCTGTTGAACCTACAATATTTGCAAATGATACGACATGACCAACTGAAATACCTGATACACTAGATGCTGTAATAGTTACAGTATTACCAACTTTCGCTACATTTGATATTGAAGTTGCTGTGTGAACAGAGTTTCTTACAACATCTCCAAGAGAGAATGCAAGTGCAGGATATGCGATATCGGAATCTGGGTCTACGAAAGTACCAAAGTAACGAGCATCGTCTGTGTCGAATTCAACTCCAGGGTCTTGTAGTGGATCAAACTGAAAGTCTGTTCTGTTTGGAGCAGTCACAGTAAATTTATCGTCAGGTTTAACATATGCGTTCACATTAACATTATCAAAGAATGCATTTATTTTAGTTCTAGGTTTCATGTTATCAATCTGAACATGAATTGGTATTTCACGCATATACGGAATCATAGACATATCTACAATTCTATCACCCATCGCTTTATCGACAGTTGAGTTCATAAGTTTAGTTTCAACACCCTCACGAACTTGTCCAACTTGTTGCGTTCCTACTTGTTGTAAAATGTTACCATTCCATCCGCCTGACACACCAGAACCAATTACTCGCTCACCAGTGAAGATTTGCTCACCGAACCAGTTGTCTTGCCATGATTCCCAAACTGTACCTTCAACGCCAATCTCATCTGCTAAGAATTGAATTGCATCAAAGTTGTTGTCATCAACAACCACAAGGTCAGGTCTGCGAGTTGTATCTTTCCAATCATCAGAAGCAGGTGTAAGTATCATCTCTCCAGTATATGGAGAAACTTTATACGCATTGACTTCCATGCTGTCTGAAGCATATGGGTTTTCAATAAATGGTATTTCACTATAATCTAAAGTAATAATACCATCTCTATGTTTTCTGTAATTAGCGGCAGTTCTTTGTGCGTCTGTAGAGTTCTCTTCGACCATCTTCACAATTTCAGTATGTGCCATTGGTCGCGCATGTTTTCTCTTCATGTCAATAGCAATACGATAGTCAGGAGAACCTACATTACCAATTCCATGACCTTTGAAATTATCTACAATGAAACCATTCTTCAATCTTGGATTACCGTCAGCATCTAATATTAGCAAATCGGTTGTTGCTTTTTCAAGTAAGTTGAGCGAACTGACTTCTTCAAGATTAGAAATTCTAGTCTCAAGTCTACCAATATCTTTCATAGTGTAGCGTTTATTTTTAATCTTTCTCGCAACAACTTCTGAAATATTGATAACATAAGGTTTGTACGTCACTTCAAAAAGTGTCATCGCCTTACCAAGGTCAAGAGGTGGTCTAGGACTAATATCAGGAACTCCAGGTATTCTGATAAACTTACCATCAAAGTTCATTGCAATCTTATCGATACGTCCTAAGAAGTATGTAAAGTCTGCATTGAAGTTTGTACCAATCATAGGAATTTCAGTGACAGAACCACCACTACCTGTGAATGATCCTCCACTATCTTGAATTCTTGGTCTAAAGTCTAAACAGTCACGCAAGTCATATGTATTACCATCTCCATCAGGCGATGAATATATCGGAATATTTTCGTAATCTACAACACCGTCATAACTGTCTACTGAGAAGTAGTCTCCACCAGAGTGAGTGAAGTAATCAAATGTTACTAGTAGACGCCCTGTAGGCGCAGGACGACCCGGTTTAAGTATAATTCGTGCTAAGTCATAAAACGCATCTCTTTGACCGTTATCAAATGTAAATCTATCAGTGATATCTTGGTCAGATGAAGTAGCATTAGTGCTAAAGTCTGCCGACATTTTGACAGACTTGAGAGCATACCCATCTGCTTTACCAAGAGTAATCTCTGTATTTTGCGCGGCACCTTGAGTTGTAATCTGAACTGTGGAATTTGGTTGTAGTGCTTTAGTTTTTTCAGCGCCAGCGGCACCTGAAATTTCAACAGAAGCAATAATTTCAACTGAGTTACCGTTTGTTGGATTTGCACCAGATGGTAGAGTTTTTGATAATAGATTACTAATTGTTAATGTTCTACCACCATTACTAAGTGCTAAGTCTCCAGATGCGATAGGTAAGATTGCACCAACATCTTGTGATGCTAGTGTAGTACCAGTTCCAGTAGCAGTAAGAATTGCAATAAAGTTTTGTAAGTTTGATACAGATGCAAAGGATTCACTATCTGGTACAGTAAACTGTGCGGCACCTGCGGCAATGTTATATGCAACATCAAAGTGTCTTCGTACAGTGTAAGTAGATGATAATACGTTGTCTGGATTCTGTGCATCCGAACCACGAATTTTTCTCATTCTAAAGTATCCAGTTGGAAACACTAGAATTTTTTGGTCTGGTCTTAAAAGTTCTGCAGAAAAACGCTTGAGAATACCACCACTAACAACATTACCTGCGGCGGTTGTTGTGTTAGCAGTTAGTTCTAATTGTAAGTTATTAGTAACAGTATCTACTTCTCCAATTCTAACATCACCTGTTGTGGTTGTCAAGAATAATACATCACCAGCGCGAACTTGAGAGTTGAATGCAGTACCAACACCAGTTACAGTAGCATCTGCATCTGCAGTTGAAGCAGTACCAGATAGTGTTACTAGTTTAGGTTCAATCTGGCATGAGAATGTTGCACTCGCCGGTGTTGAACTATCACCGAATGCTCTAGCATCTCTAGCAAAATCTTTACCATCATTCATTTGAATGTCAAAAATACTGAGTTTATATGTTACTTCATCAATGTTGCCAGTGAAGTCTCCATCATGTAACTGAATACCTCTTAGGTTTGCGTTACCAATTACTGCAGGTGAACCATCTATAAAATCATCATAGATGAATACTTCTGCGAAATCATTAATATCAGCGGCACCAGTTAGTGTGTTTACTAGAACAAAGTTACCAACATCAGTCTGAATTGGTGTATCTACAACAGAGTTGAATGTTCTTGGTTTAGGAACATTAACAAACTTTGTAATTTTACTTTCGACTTCGTAACCTTGAACATATGCTTTACCAGGTTCAATACCAAGAGCAAGTTTTGCTCTATCACCTGGTGTGTCTGCGTTTGCATCCCACACACCTCTGTTGGTGCCGTCATTAAAGTGTTCACGAATATCAAGTCTAAAAGGTTTAACTTCATAGTCGCCACTTTCATCATATGTTCTTCTTGCAAATTCTTCTTGTAAGAAGTTGTAGTTTGCTTTTTCAACAAGTTTAGAAATCTGTCCTTGCTCACATCTTGCGAGTTCAATAAAGTTTACATCATCTGTCGCTGTAAGTGATTTTTTTGTTAGTGTAAGATTAATTTTGTATCTATGTGCGCCAGGAGCGGCAAAGTTAGATGCTCCCTGTGCATTATCTTTGAGTGTAGCATCTTCTTCAGGTGTTACTGTTGTTTGTGATACTTGAAATCCTACACGAAAAGATGGATAGTTGTGATATGGTTCAAGCAGAATTCTTTGCGATTCGTTTGCGACAAAGAATCCATTGATGAAATAAACACCTGCTTGAATTTGAATTGCAGAACCTCTACCGACAGTATCGCTATTCCCTGCGGCAGTCATTACCGCAGGGTCAAAGAAGTCGATATCAGGTGTGCCTTCAGGTTGTGTAGACATAACAGTACCAGTTGTTAATAGTGATGCTGTTAGTTCTGTAGTTTGGTTAGCAGTCATATCTGGATTTTTTGCAACAGTATTATCTGCATTCAAAGATGTAACATTTTCACCAATAGCGTATCTTTTGGTTGCACCATCAGTACCACTATCTTCATATTTAATATACAGGGTTAAAGGTGTAGTAGAGGTGGCCGCTAAAGTTCCAATAACTTTCGCTTTAACGCCTGTCTCTGAACCCGTAATAATCTTGTTTAAAAAATCTGTTCTATAACTTTCTACGTTCTGAGCATTAAATGTTGATTGTATCTTAATGAAATCATATTCAAAGTCGAAAGCGATGTCGCCAGGAATAACCATCGAACCTTCTTTAAAGACATGTCGTCCATGTCTCTCAATCTGATTTTGTAAAATCGACTGTAGTTGGGTTAACTCTCTCGCCTGAACAGGAAATCCAGGACGAAAGAGTACACGATGAAAATTCTTTGCTTTAGCACCACCCGCGCCTTCAAAATCATCATAATAAGGGTCTACATTAAAATCTATAACTGCCATTTATTGCTCCGGTATCTTTCTATTCTACTATTTAGACTAGAATTCAATGACTAGTTTGATATCTTCAATCTGGTCAGATGCACGATTAATCGGGCGTCTATGTTCTAGATACATGATATCACCACTGTCAGGTTCTACTTCAGGATTGTTTAGTGCATTGATAGTACCTGCGGCAGAAGAAGTTCCACCTGTTACTGTCTCAGCACCAGTGAATGAAGTAAATCCAGTATTCACATCTTGATAGTAGCGTAGAATTCTGTTACTAGAATCCCAATCAATTACTTTTGCAGATGCAGATGAAGAACCACCTGTGATTGTTTCATCAACTACAAATGTTCCAGTAAGACCCGCACTCTCAAAAGTGATAGACTTAGTTGCTGTTCTTGTAGTATCTGTAGCAACAGTAGTAGTACCATAGTTAAATGGATCACGAACAAGACCAATTCTACGATAGTCATTAGAAACTGGGAAGTCACCAGAACCATCATTGTACTCAAGTCTTACATTGTTCATTACATAGAATCCACCAAGTTCATGAATAGCATTCGATGAGTGTCCACCTTCAGGTGAAATGATTGCTTTCAATGCTCCAGCAGAACCTCCACCACCAGATACAGTGATAGTTGCTTGAGTATACCCAGAACCTGCGTTGGTAATAGTTACTGTATTGATAGAACCAGCAGAAACGGTTACTGTTGCTGTTGCGCCTGTACCATCACCAGTAATAGTAACTGTAGGTGCTGATGTATATCCAGAACCTGCGGCAGTGATATTAATTTTCTTAATTTCACCATCTGTTGCCGCTTGCTGTGTATCATACTGTTCTTTGTATGGTTGTCCAGCGCCTGGATCAGAAGCAATGAATTTCACTGGCATGAAGTCTGTTGACAAGAACTTCAGAGCATCAGCGGCAGAAATTGTGTACATATATTTCCATACATAACTATCTGCAGTTGTGATATAACCAGTTGAAGTACCAGTTGGTTTTGTAGTTGATGCGCCGCCAGAGTTATTATCAATAACTTTGTAGACGTTGTAATCATCTGTCAGAACATAGTATGTTGCGGCAGAAAGTGATGTTGCACCACTGGCGGCAGCATTTGTTGATGAATAGTCATGCGCGTACTCATCGTATACTGTACCAGAAGTCCAGTCTCTTCTTACTACTGCGTGAACAACATCTGATGCAGTCACACGCTTCATGGCGACCATATCGTCATAAGCATTAAATGCTGTATCGTTGTTATCAACAGGAGTAGGAGGAGATGTATCATCGGACCACGCTTGTGGACGACCGATGAACAAATAAATGTTTGTTCCTGATGCTTCACTGAATGCTTCGATATATTGCTCTGCATTGTGAATACGGAACTTATTAGTAATGATTGCGGCCATTTTTTCCTCTCTTTAAACTAATTAAGTGTGTTACATTATTTATAAGACTTTTTAACTGCTTCGTAGGAAGATTTCGGAATCAAATGTGAAATCTAGTTTTCTACCAGGGAAGTTTACTAAGTCATCTACATTATTGACAATCTCATTCAAATGTACAATTTGTGTATTTGCATAAGTATCCCAATAATCATCATTGCTGGTGTTACTACCAGAATAATTACTTGTCAATTTAGAACTATCATATGTTCTCTATATATACGACCACCGCGGTCGATTTCTCTAGTTCCTGCGCTGTATGGCGGGAACAAGAACTTGAAGCGGTCTAGTGAATACCCTGTGGGTCCGAGTTTTGCTGACCCATAGGACTCATGTAAGTGTGCATCTTCTAGACCAAGAGATGCAATTAAGTGTAGTTTCGATGATGAAGTTGCTGTTAGTACATCTGTAGATGTGATAGTTGGTAATAGAAGTGTGACTACATTCTGTACGCTCTGTGCAACTCTAGCAATTTGTTTATAAATCTCTATTGTGTGTTTAACTGAAGTTCCTGCAGTCAATGTCTCTGCCCACGTTTCAAATGTTTGCAGTATAATAGTAATATCAGGAGTTTGGTCAGTCTTACCATGTTGGTTACCATCTGCAGTTTCATTGTTTGGTGATGTAGGTATTCTTGCACTCTCATCAAATGAAGCACCTGCGTCACGCAAGAACAATGTAATGTCTTTTAAGAATTGAGCAGTAGCATCAATGTTGGCAATAGGTGTAGCATGTGATGGGAACTGTAGAATAGGCATTACACCACCTGCTTCTGTTCCGATAACCAACTCTTCACCTCTCAAATAATTCTTGCCTTTATTGGTGTTGACTTCTTCACTGTCTTCCATCAGAATGAAATTACCATCTTCAGTAACTATTCTAGTTTCAAACATATTTGCATGAACAACTTCTGTAAAAATCTCTAATTCTATTTTTTGTAATCGAGCAACAGGAGTTGCAGACTTTAGAACTTCTAGTAATATTTGAAGTTCTTTAAATCTAGGTTGATTACCATTCAGTCTAAATTCAGAACCGCCCCATGCTCTAGCAGAAACAGATGTTGAAACAGAAACCTCACCAAATAGTGCAAGACCAACTGGATGAAGAATTCTCTTAACTGCATCTCTCCATACGTTGATTGAGTTACCTACTTTGATAACATATGAAAAGTCTTGATAATAGAAACTGTCTTGAATACTCTTAGAACTTTCAGATAAACGACCATCTGCACCAAAGAGAACACCTTCACTAGAAGATACTGTACCATTCTGAGGATTAATTATGGCAGAACCAACTTGACAAACTGTTGCTGTTGCACCAGAAACCGCACCTGTTATTCTAGACCTTCTAAGACATATATCATCTTTTTCATATAAACTAGAGTTTAATCTAAATGTATCTTCAAATGTATCTAGTTTAATCTTATACAAGTTTCTACTAGTATCTATTGATTGAATAGTTCCATTTTCGACTGTCGTGATTTCACTTAATAGTGCATCGCCAGTCTCCAGCAATATACTATCTTCATCTTGCTTTAGAAGTTTATATGGTTGACTAGTTATTGCTTCACCAGCAATAAAAGTACCTACAACATCTTCTAATATTAAATTCTCTTGTACAACAACATCAGGAGGTGAAGTATATCCACTACCTAAGTTTGTTCTAATAACTCCAGTAATTCGACCTAGATTATTAGATAATGATTTAATTACTGCGCCAGTTCCATTTGTTGATGTCACATCAATAAGAGGAAGTCTATCATAATTCACACCTTCGTTTACAATAGTTAAATCATGAATAATTCCTACATGGTCAGCATCATCTGGAATAATACGACTACCATCTTCTAAAAGAAGTAAATCACCATCTTCTTTAGCAATTTCTCTCAAATCACCTGCTAGAATACTGTGTCCGCTTTCTAGAAGAATGCCCGAACCATCTGCTTCAGATATTAATCTACCTTCATTACGCTTTACAATTGCACTAGCATTTGCTCCCAATCCTCCATCTGTATAAGAGAGAGGATCACCTAAAGCATAATCACGACCTCCATTTTCAATCAAATATTCTTGAATTGAACCTTTACCCACAGTGCTAATATCAAATTGAGCAGAATTACCAATCTCTTCAGATACTACTATGTCTCCGCTTTCTGTAGTAATGTATCCACTATCATCTTCTTTTTCTAATCTAGGTGTTTTATTAGAAGTTACAAGAGGGTCACCAGTATTATAATAAGCACCTGAAGTAGGAATGTTAATACCTGTAATAATATTATCAACTTCACCTTCGACTAAACCTGTATCTGTAGGAACTGAGATAATTTGCCCTGCGACAAAAGTACCTGCAACTGAGTTTTGAGTGAGTGTAAGTTGATATATTGTATTAGCACCAGATTGAAATGCAATAAAGTTTTCAATAAGACCTGTTGCTTGATTAATGTCAGGTTGTAAAGGTACATTTTTCTGTAATATTTGTTTACCTACAATCTCATCAATGTTTGCAGTATCTCCAGTAAAGTTTTTAATATTAATAATAATATCAGAAGTAAACTGTCCATCAGATACACGCAACATATCTCGTTTTGGATAGTAAACAGAAACATCTTCATTAAACAACATTCTAAACAAAAGAATAATAGATTTGTCTGTTCCTTTTGCTTGATAGAATTCTTTAATATTTTTTAGAAGAGTTCTCTTATCATTAAGAATGGAATCAGGAATATCTACAAGATAATTTTCTTTAAAATATGTTACAAAAGCATCTACTGTATTATCAATGTCATTATACAACTTAGCATTACGAGTTGTTTCGATGGCGTTGCCATTCAATTCTAACCACTCATAGTATGCTTCGATAAAAGTGACAAATGTTGTGTGGTCACTTCTGACAAATTCAGGTAATTGGTCTCCTATTATAGAAGATACCGCACCTTTTATGTTATCAATATTTGCTTTAAGTAAAGACATTAATATCCGCTTCCACTGCCGCTACCTGATGATCCGCTACTACCACCACTGCTTTGTACTTGAATACTTGATGCGGCACCTGCTACACCTGTACCTCCAGTTCTACTTAATTCACTAGAACTAGTAGTCTGATAATCAACACCCGCTGAGGATTCTCCAGTTGCAATCTTATCAACGATTGTATTAACTGTGATATCTTCAGTATTGATAGTTAATAGTACATTACGAACACTTACAATATCGTTAGAATTCAATGTTACAAAAACCTCAACTGAGTTATTATCTAAGACTGTTCCTGTAATATTCAACTGGTCAATGATTAGTTTACCTGTGCCATAATCAATAGCACCTTGCGTATTATTAACATAAACTTTAGTTGATGAACCTTCTTCAAGATAATATGAACGAATGTTTCCATTACCATCATCATCTAAGTACAATGTTTGAAGTCTTCCTGAAATATTAAATCCTGTTGAAGATAAGTTTGATGGTGATCCAGGTCCTTGAGTAAATATTGGATTATAGAAGTTAATAGTATATTTACTTTCTTGATTTAAAATAGCATCAAAATTTCTCTCGCATCTAATTGTTGAAATGTTAGATATAACACCTTTATCTGCTTGGTCAATAATAGATACAAATTTAGAATATCTAAAAACACTATCAAAGTCTTTTAATTCTGTAGAATTGAAAGTTGTGACTGCATCACGAATAGCAGAAGAAATATCAGTCATCGTTGATGTTGTAATATTTGGATTCCAATACGCTGTGATTGTAGGAATAATATTAATATAAACAGGGTCTATAATTTCAGGTGTGATAGAAACCATAGTCTTTCCAGATAAGACAGTATTTTTAATAGCATCTTTAGTTGATGTGGTCAATGTTCTTCCTGTTTTCGGTTTGATTGACAAAAATACTTTTCCGTAAATAGGAGGGTCATTATCTTCACCACCCCAAACTTGCATAGCATCAACATTATTATATAACTTAGGAAGAATAACTTTATAGTCTTCTGCGGTCACTGCTCTTTTTTGTGCAGAGTATGATTTAGGAGCATTAAATTTTATACTCTCTATAGTTTCTCTAGGTGCACCGTTTTCAGAGTTGATGACAGTAGTAATTGTTGCGTTAGTAGAACCACCGACAGAACTTTGCAGTGTAAATGAATTTGCTCCATTAGCATCTTCTTCATTACATACAATATATTCAATAATTATGATATTACCATCTGATAGTGATTTACCCAAAACATTATCACCAAAAGACAACTCATAGAAACCATTTTCAACAGCATCTAGAAAAAATACTTCCGAGTCGGATTTGACTTCTAAGAAGTCATCTGCTTCAACATAAGTTGATGTTGTTAAATCAGCAACAGAATTTTGAACTTTTACTTTTAGTGTAGACACATCTATGTTTCTATCATTCAATAAAAATCTTTGTGCAGGATCGGCACTATTTTTAGTATATTGAAGTGTCAGTAGTGTTCCTTCTTTCACATCGATATTGGTAAATGTATAGACACCTTCTGTAGGAATAATAGTTACATCAGAAGTTGTAACAAATTGATAGTTAGCATCATTCACACGACTTCTAAATACGGTTCCTTTAGTCATCGTCAAAGAAGATGGATTTCCAGTAGGACTATTAATAGTTACGTTAATTCTAGCAGTTGCCGCTGTTGAAGAGCGAGGACGATATCCAAGATGTTTTGCAAGAGATATTACACTATCTCTTTTCACTGCACTGTCTAAGAACATTTCGTTTGCTACCATGTTTGCGTAAATAGCATTGTAGTGTGTATTATAAGATAGTACATCAAGCAACGTATTCATTGCTGACCCCTCAAAATTATAATCTTTAAATTCGTCTTGAGATGATAAGTAAGATTTTAGATTAGTTTTAATATTGTTAAAATCTAACTCGGTAACTCTTAATCTGCTAGTTGTCTGTGCCATTATCGTGTCCTTGTCAAGTAGGTTTCAAATACCTCTGACCCTGTAAAGTTTACAATATGAAAAAATATTCTCACTCTATATGAATTTGTATCTGCTTCATCAAATACTTGTACTTCATCAAGTCTTGCTCTTGGTTCGTGATTGTCGATAACTTCACGAATAGATTTCTCAATAAGTCTTCTAGTCATAGGTGTGTTATTTTCAAATAACAAATCAGCGATTGATGTTCCTAGATAAGGTTGAAATGGTCTTTCAAAGTATCTGGTTCGCAAAAGAGATTTCATAGATTGTTTCACTGCTTCAACGTCTGTCTTTCTCGCTACATCTGTTGTTGTAGAAAGTTTAGTGAAATTAAAGTCTAAATCTTTAAAATCTGCTGTTTTTCTTGTTACTGTTGTTGCCATATTACTATTTATACCTGTTTATCCGCCAGCAAACACATTTTTGGAACCAGTTGCAACTGATGTGCAAGAAGTTACACCATCTCCAACTCTACCACAACCTTTATTGTTCACAAATACTGTTGACGAACCTTTACTTATAGGTTTCGCATGAGAAGGACATGGTGCACCAGGTAGTTTATGAGTTGTATTCTTATCACCTTGTCTACTAATACCAGTACCATTACAAAACACATTGTCACTTCTTTGGTCTCTCTTAGGAGTTGAACAATGTATCACATCTTTATCAACGCTATCACCTCTACAAACTGCTGGCATTATAATCTCTCTCTAGAAAATATCTCTTTGAACTTTGTGTGAAAAGTATCAATCAAATCATGTTCTTCTTGCGTATGCGGTTCCGGCGGAAAGTCAGGTTCAAATCCTATCAGATTGTCAAATGACATAGGTATATCATCGATATGACGATATGTGTGAACTACACCACCAATCAGAACTTGAAACTTACCTGTCATCTATTTTACCCCCTAGTTCAAATCAATTCTAGGTGCATCAGCATCAATATGCTTACCACCATTCAAGTCAATTGTATCAGACGCATCAACTCTAAAGTTGACACACTTAACACGAACATCTTTAGTTGATTGTATATCAATGTCATCTTCTGCTTTAATAGTTGCTTTACCGCCTACATATATGTTATATTGACCCTTCACATGTTCGTTATGGTCTTTTTCTATTAGAACTTCTTGCACACCCTCATTCAATATTCGTATAGAACCATCAGGATGCATCTCAATGAAACTACCTGACATATGTTGTATGTTAATTCTTTCTCCATCTGGCGTATCATCCAGTTCAATGACATGTCCACTCTCTGTTTGATTTACTTTATTAAATGGGTATCTTGCATTATAAGGAATTGGCATAGTGTTCCAAGTACCACCATCCCATGCAATAGGATGAGCAGGATGCTTTTCAGCATCTAGAACTTCTTGCTTCTTCTTATAAAGTTTAGACCTTTTGTCGCCTCTTGCTAAACGAGAAGTATCAGGTTCATTAATCTCTACAGGATGTGTTCCTGAAGGGTCACAGAATCCTAAATCAGTGTTTGGTCTTTCTATAGGATAACCATGAAATGAACCCATAACAACAGGTTCTTGACATTCATTACCATCTCTAAAGAAACCTAAAACCCAAGAACCCTTTAAGAGTCCTGATGGAGAGTGACCTATTTGTGAAATAGATGCACCGGTTGTTGGCATCATTACCATCGCCCATGGTAAATCATCTGTAGGTAATGTTTCTTTATCTTCGGTATGAATACCCAAACATCTGACTTTAACTCTACCTAATTGTTCAGGATCATTGTGGTCTTCAACTACACCTTGAAACCAAGTAAATCCATCAAATCCCATAAATTTTCTCATAATCTACCTCTAGTTTTGTTTGAGTATAATGTCGAATGTTGTTGAAATATTTGTTCCAGTAGATGCAATTCCTCTTACTTCAACATCTGTTTTCTCAGGTAAAGCAATTGGCACAGTATACTTTCGTGTGTGATGACCACCAGGAACATCCATAATATCTCTACTTCTAAATGGCGCATCACCGTCTAGTTCTCTAGTAAGAAGCGTTGCGGTTGCGCTGTCATTATAATTTCCAATGCCAACATTCCATTGTGTTAGATATCCAGTTTTACCAGCAGGAATAGTGTATATACCAAGTTGTGTTTGTCCTAGTCCGTAAGTTGTACCTAGTCCAATAACTCCAATATCTGCAAGAACTGTTCCACCACCATTCACCAGAGTAGAAATTATAAGAGCGCCTTCATTAGTTGTAGATGAACCAGCAGTAGCAACGAATGCACGATATACTCTTAGAAATGATGCTGTTGTTGCTACATCAGAGTTTACTGTAACTGTTTCTTCGATGGGGTTGTAGTTTGCATCTAGACCTTGAATAGTGACTGTTCTTGCACCTGTTCCAGCGGCACTATCATTTGCGTTTGCACTATGAATAAAGAGAGTAGATGCTGTAGTTAGATATGTGTATATTCCACCATGCATCCAAATTGTTTCTGGTGCACCACCAACAGCAGGATTACGCCCAAACTTAGCAATGTGAGTAACTCCTTTATATAATCCTCGTGCAATATTGATGGATTCGTCATTGAAAAAATAGTTACCCATTGGTTTAGTCTCTCCTCTTTAGTCTTATTTATACTGACAGTGTTTGGTTACTTGTTTTGAACCCTTTTTTACGCATAACGGTTTTCGCTACAAGGTCAAACTCTTGAGAGTTTCTATCATACTTTAGAACAAATGGCATATTTATATCAGTTTGCATATCTTTCAAAACTGCTTCGGCATCAGGTCCTAATTGCGGAATCTTTTTACCATGTTTGTTATAAGTTTGCTTAAACAGTCTCGTAAGTTCTGCAGTAGTAATCTGTTTCTTGTTACGTTCATCGTTTACCCTATCTAAAAAATGTCGAGTGAATTCAACATCGATGCCGACCTTTGCAAACAACCTATCTGCAAACTTTTCTACGCCATCTAAATCACTCTTTGAAACTTGCTCTCTTAGTTCAGAAAATTTACGCATCCCATCCATCCTTTACGATATTCATGTCTACTTTATATGTTGCAGTTTGATTTGCTATAGGAGTAAACATATGTACACAGTCTCTAATCAAGTAATGACCAGAATACTTTTTATTATAAACATCTTCAACACCTTCGACTTTTCTAATCGCAGGATAATTAAATTCTAGCAAACGTCCACACTCAATAATTGGATTACCAGGTGCTTCGAAATTTTCTACAACTTCATCATCTAATTGTTTAACAATTTGCTTTCTCTTTAAAGCGGTTCCATCAGCATATATTGTTCTAAATCCAACTTCATCTTTTTTCATAGAATGTATTCTACTTTGTTTAGGACTTAGCATAATATTAATATCACTAGATACTGACTTATAAGGTTTATCAAAATGTGCTTGTTTTGATAATCTAACATAATCACTAAAATCATCCCAATAGTTATAAGTCTCTACTGTATAATTTTTATGAAATATATCATGTGTTATGTGCTTTGATACAATATGTCCTGATATCAAATCTTTAGCAAGTTTTTGTCTTTCTAATATTCTAAAGTCATCTACGTTTTGTGTAGTTTCTGAACCAACCATTCCTGACTGAGGTTTGCCGTCTGACCCAACAACAGGGACTCCAGGTATCTTATATAAATAACCTTTTTTGACTTTACCACTTTTGTCTCTTTCATTTTCAACGTCTGCCATCAAATCTGTAATAACTAAGTTTTTCTCTTTATCAAGTAATGTTGATGTAGAAACAAAATAAAATCCCCCAATACTCTCATAAAAGAAATAACCAGGAGTATCTTTTGTCATAGATACTGCTCTATTAGTAACCCACTTAATTGCTTGACTTGGTTTCCACATAGGACAAACAAACTTTAATCCCCCAATAGAAGGTCCTGTTGCTAATCTTTTATGAGTACTTCTTAAACTACGATTGAATATATTACCTATGATAGTATGTGGTTCTCCCATAAATGAAGAAGACAATACAGTATTCATATTTCTATATCCTTCTTCACTTATAAGTTTTAATGTGAATAGTTGTTTTCTTTCTTGAATAATAACATTTTCAATACCAATAACACGCATCCATATTTCACGTTCAGTATCTCTCTCACCATCTTTCACATTATATTTAAAATGAAATATGTTCGCGCCAAGAATAGGATAATCAGGAATCATATCATTGCTGTCATTAATCATAAGAGTTCCTGTTATGAAAGGCGTTAATACACTTTCACTCATAGAAAAACTCACATATATGCTAAGTAAATCTAAAAATTTATCAGAACCTCTAGCATCTTCAATTGTTTTTGCAGTATTAGGAAATAACTGCATTGCTTCGACTTGTACTTCACCGCCGCCTTTAACTCCACCTGCCATAATTAATTTCCTATAATTTGTTTAAATTCTTCAACAAACTCTTGTAAAAGATTTGGTCTTAAAATTTTAATTTGTCGCTTTTCTTCGTTAAGTTTTTCTTCATATAATCTGTTGGTGATAACATCGCTATTGAATGTTTGTTCAGTTCCAGGACTGGTGAAGAGTTTATATGTACTTTCTGTAGTTCTAATCTTTCGATTTGTATCTCCAGATGCGGCAGGTCTTTCATAATGATGAATACCATCAGGTCCAGAATTCACAGTCCATAGTTTATATATGTTACTGTCATATGTACTCTTCGCGTGGCCACTGCCATAATTCCCTGGCATATGAAAAACTGTACTACCAAATTCACTGAATGTGTGAGTGTGCGATATTCCAGTTCCATTTTGTTTATATCTATTATATTCTCTTGCTTCTTTTTCAGATAAAAATATAGGATACCAATACCCAGTGCCGCGATGCATACCAGATGTACCAGTTCCAAATAAAGCATAAGGACCATTACCTCCATACTTTTTATTAATCATATTTTTTAATTCGCGTTCAGTTCTCGGCCAGTCTTCATAAATATCATGTATTTCATTAGTTACGAGAAAAACCCAAGCAAACTTACTTGAGTTATAAAATTGATGTGCTAATATATCAGGTCTTTCACCCTCTTGTATATCATACAAGTCATATGAGAATGCGCTATTAGCAATTCTGCTATTTACTTTAACTCTACGAATAATATCTTTTGTTATAATCGCTCTAGTTTGTAATTCACCTTGTTTAGTGATATCGTAGAATGTTGTTGGAAAATATTCAAAATAACTCATTAGTAACCCTCTTCAATTCTCTTCTTATGCAATGGTTCAATTTCTCTGAAGTTCATAGTTACTTGAATTTCTGTAGGTTGACCATCTCTATTAGTAGAAAAAACTCCAGTTGAAGTATAGTTAGTATTGAATGAAGTTAAATAGCAAGTTGATATTTTGTGCATGAATTGATTATGTCTATTTTGATGCATGATAGAAATATCAAATAGTGAAGGATAATCAAAGAACAACCCACTAGGTATCAACTCAGGATGCATATGAAATCTAAATGTTTTAATAATCTCATCAATAGCAACTGCTTCTTGTTCAGACCTTGCGGCAAACTCATATGTAAAAGTAAATTCTCTAAAAGACATGCTTTCAAATCTTTGTTCGATATGTGGATTTGAAACTCTTCTTGTAGAAACTTCCATAACATTCTGCAGGTTCATACCAAACATATCTGGTATTTGAAACAATACTTCTGATGCAAGTCTCGCCGCTTGACCACCCAAGTTTGCTAAATCAGCATTAGCATTATCACCTGCTCCTGCTCTTGCTAATAGTCCAACAAGAGGACCCATTTTTGCTTCTGTATAATTAGCAGTTGAGTTCATCGTCATTGTATTTGGTACTGCAAGTGCAATTGAAGAGTTTAACTTCTTTAAGTTTTGTGCGCCGCCAAACGCGCCATCTGTAAACTTACCTAGACTGTCAGTCACCGCTGATCCAGTTTCACTACTTAACGCTTTATCTACAAGTCCGCCTTCACCTCCAGTAATTGATTTACCCAATTCGGCGGCATATTCTCCACCCTTTTCTACAACTCCTCTTACATCAAGTTTGTTTCCTAATATTGCAGATTCCCCTTTCCATGCTCTAGGTTCTCCCGGAGTTCCCTGTAAAGAGGTAAAGGATGTTGTTTCATCAAAGTATATATCAAAGATAACATGATTATCAAATTCAGCAGGTGCGTCAATACCCAAATCAATAGGATATGTCAATCCCATTGTACCATACTGTCTACCAGTCTTTGCCGGTTCACCTGTTCTAGACGAATTTCTGGCAAATCGACCTAGTGCCGAACTGCCAGTAAAATGTGGGTTTAATATCGCCATATGGTTTCTTCCTATAAATAGTAATTACGATATTATTTATAAGAGTTTTTCGATATGGCATATAAAGGTAGATACACTCCACAAAATAAAGACAAATACGCAGGTAATCCATCGAATGTGATATATCGCTCTCTTTGGGAACGTAAACTTATGAAATGGTGTGACCTAAATCCTGACGTTATCAAATGGGGAAGTGAAGAAACTGTGATTCCTTATGTGTCACCTCTTGATAATAAAATACATCGATATTTCGTAGACTTCTATATACAAGTCAGAACAAAAGATGGACTGATTAAATCTTATCTAGTAGAAGTAAAACCCAAAAAATACACTAAACCTCCCGAAACTAATCCTAAGAAGAAGTCAAAGTCTTGGTTTTCTGAAGTTAAGAATTGGGGAGTTAATTCTGCGAAATGGAAAGCGGCAAGTGAATATGCTAAAGATAAGAAATGGGATTTCATAATTCTCACAGAAGACCATTTAAAGTAGCATAAATACTATTATGGCAGAGATTAAAGTACTAGAAGAAATAAGGAATGCGTCTGGAGACCAAAGACGTTCTGCACAATGGTATCAAGACCAAGTAAAAAGTCTTGTCGGTACTCGCTATGAACCTACGCAGTTTCAAAGAGAGTATGCAGAAAATATGACAGGCAGAATGTTACCTGGACGTATGTATTTGATAAACTATTCAAACCCTATTGGAAAAGGAACTCCAGCATTACCTTACTATGATATGTTTCCTCTTATACTTCCATTTAATGTCGAAAGTAGTTACATTACCGCAATAAACTTTCACTATCTACATCCAGTCAATAGAGTTATACTATTAGAGAAACTAAGTAGATTTAAAGTAGGTGATACTGACATTCAAACTAGAATTCGTGCAGATTGGGGTATACTAAGTAACTTTGCTAGATTTAGAGAAGTAAGACCTTCTGTGAAGAGATATAAGAAAAGTCAAATAAAAGGTAGATACTTGTTTATACAACCTGATGACTGGACAACAGCGGCAATGTTACCAACAGAGAGTTTTAGGGGTGCAAGTAAGCAACAAGTCTATTTAGACAGTAACAGAAAAATGAGGGCAAGATGAGTATAGATAATTTTATTGCAGAAGTGCATGGAAGAGACGGAGCAGGACTTGCAAAGTCTAATAGGTATATGGTAGTTATTGATGTGCCTAGAGGTCCATCTGCTAATAATTTAGGTCAGTTATCTAGATTTTCAGATATCAATGCTGGTCAAAATCAATACGGAAGATACTCGCAACTAATAAATGGACAAAGACTAGTAAATCTTTATTGTGAAGCAACATCACTACCATCAATGAATATAGATACTAAACTAAATAAACAGTATGGACCAGGAAGAGAAATTCCTTATGGTCACAGTTACACACCTGTCAATTTTACATTTTATATGGATAGAGAATATACTGTAAAGAAATTTTTTGATGCTTGGCAGAGAACAATTATTGATCCGGACACATCAAAAACTAATTACTATAATGAATATGTGACATCTGTTCACATTCTAGCACTGGATGCTAAAGATAGCATAGACGCAAATGGAACACTGAGAGCAAAATATCAATGCACACTGATAGAAGCATATCCAAAAACTGTTGCTGAAATTGCATACAGTGCCAGTTCCTCTGAAGTAGCAAGACTTCAAGTATCAATGCAATTCAGAAAATGGAAAGAAACTACTGCGGTGACTGGTATTGGTTCACTTGGTTCTAATATTGTCATGAACGATTATGTAACATATAATCCTGTGCAGTCAGTACAAGCACGGTCTGATGCAAACTTCGCAAGAATGGAAGCAGACGTTGCAGATTTATGGTAATTAAATATTAACTAACGATTAAACTATGGAGAAAACAATATGGCACTACCAAGACTTGATGCACCACAATATGACTTGACATTATATAATGGTGAAAATATTAAATTCAGACCTTTTCTGGTCAAAGAACAAAAACTTCTTCTATTGGCAGTAGAAGAACAAGAACAAAAACATGTTATGAATGCTATGAAGCAAATCATTTCAAATTGCATCTTCGACCAAGTAGATGTAAATACATTACCTATATTCGAAATCGAGAATATATTCTTACGATTGAGAGAAAAATCTGTAGGTGAGCAAATTGATTTGAGATTAGTATGTACTGATGAAGAGTGTAAAGGACAAACACCCTATACATTGGACTTGACACAAATTAAATATGATATGGATAGTATTCCTAGTAGAACAATTAAGATTAGTGAAAATGTTAATCTTAATATGAGATTTCCAACAATGTCAAATTTAGAAGATGTAACTAATTTAGAAAATGTAGAAGATAACTTCAAATTTCTTGCGAGTTGTATTGAAAGCATTGAAGCAGATGGAAATATCTATGATGTAGATACAACACCGAAAGAAGAAATTCAAGCATTCATCGAAAGTATGACAACATCACAATTTAATATGCTAAAGAATTTCTTTACAACTTTACCAAGATTATCGAAAGACCTTGATTATACATGTAGTAAGTGTGGAAAGGAACAAAAAAGAGTAATTAGTGGAATACAAAGTTTTTTAGCGTAGGCCTCTCGCATGATGATTTAGTAAATCACATGAGAACTAATTTTGCACTAATGCAACATCATAAATACTCATTAACAGAACTTGAAAATATGATGCCATGGGAGAGGGAAATTTATATAACTCTGTTGACCCAGTTTATTGAAGAAGAAAATGAAAAAGCAAAACAACGGAGATATTAAATGGGAGAAGATATTAAAGAAGCAGGTTATCATCCAGCAGATGTAAATGGTGATGGTAAAGTATCACCAAACGAACAAGATATGTATCTAGAGTTCAAACGTAAAGAACTGGAGGATGCTGACGCAAGAAGAGATGCAATGAGACAGATGACATGGTTTGCATTGTTGGGTATGTTATTCTATCCAGCAGGCATTTTGATTACATCATTACTAGAACAAGATAAAGCGGCGACACTAATTGCAGATATCGCACCGACTTATTTTGTCGCAATTTCAGCATTGGTTGCCGCCTACTTTGGGGCAAATGCATATGCTGATAAGAAAAGCAAATAGGTAATTAAATGGCAGACAAAAAAGACACCATTGGCGGATTGAGTGATGCGGTAGAAACTCTGAATAAAGATAATGCCACATCTGGTATAGAAAGTAATCAAATACTAGGTAATATCGAAAGTGGTATTCAAGATTTATATGCCGTCAATTCGCAAATGCTTGAAGCGATATCTGCCATACAAGCATCACTAGCACCTGATGCATTCGGTTCCGCACAATCAACAGAAACATCTAGAGAAGCAGATGGCGCACCTATTATAGGTGGACCAGCAGAACAATCTGTTGTTACTCCTACTGAAGGTAAAAAAGGCATGGGCATGATGGGTATGCTCGGTGTTGCCGCCGCTGGTGCCGCCGCTGGTCTTGTTGCCGCTTTTGCAGGATTCTTAGATTTCGATGCACAGGCAGTAAAAGATAAAGTTCTCATTCTTACAAGTATTGCTGATGAAGTTGATGTCACTCAAACTGCAGAGACAGTTGGAACTCTCGCATCATTAGGTGTAGGTCTTGCCGCATTTGGAATTGGTTCTATTGCTAATGGTATAGGTCAATCATTTATGGAAGATAATTGGGCGGACAAAATA